TGAAATAATCAACTGGATTGAACTTGCCAAGGGAGATGTTGTCGGTCACGAATTCCACGGCAACCAATGGCACAGTGAGGGTCACGCAGACTCAGCAATAGCCGGACACAAGGCTGGCGCAAGTGCAATGAAAAGCCTTGCTGTTAAATACAATGGCGAAGGTAGAACAGTTGCCGCAAAGAGTGCTCTTGATGCTCAAAACGCCCACGAAGAAGCAGGAAAAGCGTGGCAAGACGTAAAGGATAAATCAGAAGCAGTACAAAATGCTGTTGAAATAGCAGGTGCAACTGACGCAACTCCTGAAATGAAGTCTGCTTATTTCCAAGCAAAGGGCGATTTGAATGATGCTTTAGACCGAGCAACATCCGCAACACAAAGAGCACAATCACTAAGCGATGGCGCTCGTGGATTCCCAGAAAACCCTGTCACTCAAAAAACAACAGAAGTTGACTTAAGTGGCTACTTTAAGTCTGTAGAAGAACCAGAAATGAGTGATGCTGAAATAACTGCTTGGGTACAATCCGCTATGGGAGAAACTCCTGCGCCATTCGCTAAGGGAGATACTCCCGGACACGCCTTCCATGGCAACCAGTACACCTCAAACCCTTTTGACAAGGGCTTTGACAGTGAAAGAAGGTTCGGTGCTGGCTGGTCTGCTCTTATGGCTTCAGCACACGCCCGTGACCTTGCCCAGCACGGAGCCACCGGCGCACAAATCGCCAACGCCCACCGTGCCGCAGCCTTCGAGCACGGCATTGCCAGCAAGGTGCTGAAAAGCGCCCTTGCCAAGGAGACTAATCCTGAGAAGCAGGGCGCTCTCAAATCCGCAATCGCCGCCCACGACCAAGCCGCAGAACTGCACAACTGGGTTGCTGAACAGCAAGAGAGCGGAACCGATGGACAAATCGCCCGTGACAACACCATGCTCGCACGAGGCGCTAGTACTGTTGCTACAAGTCTGAGTAGGGAAACTGGTGCCGACACGGGCGCAGAGTTCCGAGGACCGTCGAAACGACCATAACTAGCGCAGTAGTGAAATCGGGTATCTAAACCAAGATTTCTAAAACTAGGGGTAGCATTTAAGGCAGTAGACACTACTTAAACCGTCCGAAAGGAAACCCTATGTCTGAAGCCATTGAAACAACCGAAGTTATTGAAGAAATGACCATCCCTGCTTACCGTGAGGTGGAAAAGGCTAAGTCGCCTAATCCTGACTGTAAGACTTGTGACGGCACTGGCACCATTAAGGACGGCAACGTAGATTGCCCAGACTGCGTACAAAACGTAGAAAAGGGTGGCGCTGGTTCAGGCGAACACTTCGGTCACCCTTTCCGTGGCAACGGACACACTTCTGCTTCGTTCCAAGCAACGGCTCACAACGCTCGTGGTGACGAAAACCTTAGTGGTTCAGCGCACCTCGCCCTTGCCAAGCAAGAGGCAGATGCCGCACAAGCAAGCCTTCGTGCTGGTGAACACGGTCAAGCAATGCGTCACTTTAACGAAGCCGCACGTCACGCTGCTTGGGCTGCTCGCAAGCAAGACACCGGGACGACTGGACACCAGCAAGCCAAGGCTCTCTACGCCTCAGCCCACCACGCTGGTGACCTTGCTCAAGTTGCTTCTAAGGCAACTAATGACGCTAACCGTATTGACCGACAGGCTGACCCACAGGGTGCTTCAATGGCTGGTATGCGTGCTCAGATTGCACAAGACGCTGCTCAAACCGCATCGAACACCGTACAAAGCCTTACAGCCGGAGCGCAAAGCACAGCCAGTGCTGGACGCATGGCTAACTAGCAATAGAAAGAGCGTACTGAAATGTCAGAACAAATCACAGATGTAGAAATCGCTACTTGGGTTGCCAAGTCACTTGGATACAACGTTGTAGAAAAGCGTGAAGTCTCTACTGACGAACGCCAAGCACTTGCTGAAAAGGGCAAGGCTATGCCTGACGGTTCTTTCCCGATTGCTAACAAGGAAGACCTCGCCAACGCTATTCAGTCGGCTGGTCGTGCCAAAGACCAAGATGCTGTTCACGCTCACATTATTGAGCAAGCCAAGGCACTTGGCGCTGAAGACCAGATTCCTGAGGGATGGGTCAAGAAGTCTGTAGAACCTGTTGCTGAAATCGAAGCAGAAGTTGAGTCGAACATTGTCAAGTCTGATGAAGAAACCGTAGAACCAGAAGCAGAAATTGAATCTGATGAGGTGGAAAAGTCTGCAAATGGGCTAGAAGCCGACCACCCACTATTTATGCCTGCCGGTATGGATGCTCGTGGTGATAACGGACTCGAAGAGGACCACCCACTTCACATGAAAAAGTCGGAAACCGATACTTTTTTAGTCTAACTAAAGGTGACGTTCCGGGGCATGAGTTCCACGGAAACCAATGGTCAGGCGGTCAAGGTGGTGGAACCGCCGTTGCACCAAAACAGAATTATGGCGACACACACTTCACACCTCAAGCACTATCAGGAGTCAAGGCATTTACTGAATCTTGGGGCGCAAAGCGTGGGGCGACAACAGCAAAGATTATGGAATGTGAAAACCGTTACCTCGATGCTCACGCAGACTTACCTAATGGCTACCGCAACGAGGCTGAACACCAAACAATCTTAGATGCTTCAAAAGACGCAATTCCAAAATGGCTTGTTGATAAGGCAACTGTTACAACGGTTAATGAGTTAGAGGACAGCAACTACCACTCATCGGTAAGCGCAATCCTTGACCAACGCCCAGACCTTCAAGCAAAACTAATGCAAAGTAGAATGTCGTAATAAAAGCGGTAAGGAACAAGGATTTACGAAACACGGTGTAGCATTTTCACCATAGAGCGAAAGGCAAAATCCCTATGATTAAGACCACGACCACAAACCCAACTACTCTCTCATTCGTCCAAAAGGGCGTTGAGTCAGAGAACTCACAGCGAGTCGCTGGCGAGCAAATCCTCAAGGCTTCACAGGCTGAGGTTGTTGCATTGTCAGAGGTAGAGAACGCTAATTTCCGTCTTGAGAAGGCTACTGCCACCCTCAAGGCTACTGAAATTGCTTACTTCGAGTCAGTATCTAAGTCTGCTTGGAACAAAGAGGAACTCCGCTCGGCTTATAACAATGCCCTTGCTGGATTCCGTGATGCTGACAAGGCTGCAAAGAAGGCTAGTGAAAACTTTGAACTTTCTAAGTCTGCCCTTGCAGGACTTCGTGCAATGGCTAAGGGTCAAATCCCTAACAACTATGGTCAAATGGTTGAAGACGGTCCAGCACAGCCTGAAGACCAAGAAACCGAAAAGGAAGACGACATTGTTGAGGTAGAGCCAAAGATGATTATGAACCAAAACGGTGTTATGGTTCCTGACTTCTCGCTCACCAAGTCTTTTTCTGACGGCCCTGCTGTAATGCTTGACGCTAGCGGTCAACCTGACGACAGTTCAGACGACGATGACTCATCGGACTACCCAGAAAACCCAGACGTAACCTGCCCTGCTTGCATGGGCGAAGGTTGTGACGGATGTGGAACTGGATTTATCCCACTCGCAGTATTTATTGGTGCTTTGAGCAAAAGTGCTGAAAACAACCCATTCGACACAGACGAACTTTTGACTAAGGAATTCCAAAAGTCAGAGGCTTATCAGGACTACATCTTCAAGGGTGGTGCTGGTTCAGGTGCTCAACCCGGACACTCCTTCAACGGCAACCAATGGACTGGTGGCGCACGTTCATTCCCACGCCTAGGAATTAAAGAAGGCTGGAAGCAAACAATGTCACGCTACGCCAAGGGTGCTGAAGCATCTAAGGCTGCCGCAGATGCTCACGAAGCACTTGCACAAGGACACCTTGCTGTAGGTCGTACTGAAAAGGCTGCCGAGGAACTTCGTACTGCTGCGAAAATGCGTATGCAAGCCGCAGGAAACCACGAAGGTATTGCTGGAATCCACGCAAAGGAAACTGGCGATGATGCTGCACGTTCAGAACAACGTGGACTTGCCGCAGTTCAACGCACTTACGCTGGTCGCCTAAACGCTCAGGCTGACGCACTACAAAGCCCAATGGTTGCTAATGGTAATAGAACTGAAACTCTTTACCCGACAGCAGAAGACGCTGCAAGAGCGACAGCAGAAAATGCAGCAAGAGCAGCAGGCTAAGAAGCACCGTAAGAAGAACGGCTAGTATTTAGTCATGTCGTTATTCACTGAACTCAAAGCGTGGGTTTCTTACGCCCGTGAGGTGGAAATTCACAAGGCGGGCAACGCTCAAGGCTTGATTGACTGGTACAACAACGGCGCTGACGGTCAGATTGACTGGGGTAGCCCCGGCGACTTTGACGCTTGCGTTGCTATTGCTGGAAAACACCTAGACAACCCTGAAGGGTTTTGCCAACTACGTCACATTGATGCAACAGGAGAACCTGCTGGAAAAGCGCCGGGCGAAGGTCGTTAGTTAAACCTCAATACCTAAAGTAACATTGGTTGTATGACAACACTTGGTTTTTTCACCATCAATTCTCGTACAGGCGATGCCCCAGAGGGAACACTTCAACTTTCAGACGGCAAACTCATTGCCACGGGGTGCGCCTCAATCTTTACAGAGTCACTTCGCAAGAAACACAATCTTGACGATGCTGGAATCTGGGCTGAGTTCGACAAGGGTTGGAACAACGGTCACTTTTACGTCAAAGAAATCTAATTATGGACTACCGCTCCATTCTCCGTGTGCTGAAGGGTGACGTTTTAGGTCACGAATTTCACGGGAATCAATGGAGTGGTGGAAAGCAAGGATTTGTATCTTTGAAAACAACCAAGATTGACCACGTTATTGAAAGCAATAGTTTTTGGGGCGACAAGGGCTCACAAAACCGAGGCATTGCAGTTGTTCAACTTAAAGGTGGCTCTAAGGCTGTGGTGAAAACTTGTTCTGAGGCAGATGCTAACGCTGAGGTTCTAGCCGCTCAGGTAGGAAAAGTATTGGGCTCTCCTATTCGTGACGCTCAACTAGTTCCGGGGTCGGTCACAGAAGTTATGTCTCCGCTCATAGAAGGTGAGACGGTGGTGGAAAAAGGTCAGTCGTATGCCGACACGCCAATAGACCCACGAATTAACTTTCTTGATGACGTAATCGGAAACTGGGATAGAAACCCAGGAAATATTATTATTAGCCCAGACGGTAAGCAACAAATTGGCATTGACCAAAGCAGTGCTTTCGGAGTAAATGAGATGGATTCTCGTATCCCCGACTTTACTGAAATGGGCAACCCAACCAAAGACCAAATCATGTCTTGGACAGATGGATTACAGGCTCTCCAGCCAAACTTTCAAAGTTCTGGCTATGGCGAATCATTCCAAAAAATGATGGACAATTGGAAGATGGGCGCAACCAACTACATGGCTACGAATGGGATGCTCTAATGTTCCAACCCAACTTCGTTACTTTCACCAACATTGACATTATTGAGCGAAACCCTATGGGTGGTCAGTTCAAGGGCAACCAGAACAACGGGTTTAATCACGTTGTCTTTTCCGATGGAAGTGGTGGAATCGAGAAGGAACTAAAAGACTGGGTTGGCAACAAAACACATCGCCTCTACCCTGCTGAAATCCTTGCTGCTCAGGAGTATTTAGCCGCTCGTGTGGGAGAAGCAATTAACGCCCCTATACGAGACTGTCTTTTCACCTCAGAGGGGGCTAGAACGGTCATTATGCCCTTTATTGATGGTAAGACGGGTGAGGAACTAGGAATAGAGGATTATTACCCAAAAACGGCTCAGGGTGAAAACCTACGTTTGTTTGACTACCTCGTAGCCAACGCAGACCGCCGACCAAAGAACATCATCTATGTTGGTGAAAAGCGCTTTGTAGGGATAGACCATGCGCTTTGTAACTTTCGCCCCAGAACCCCAGACACAACTCTTATTTCCCACCTGTGGAACAATGGCTTGACGCTAGAGGCTTTGCTGATTATCCGCCCAAAACTAACCAGACTTGAACCGCACTTTACTCAGTTGGACATGGCTGACAAGTTCCAAAATCTCATTGACAACCTAGAGAAGTTGATTGTTGCTTTTACGGCGCTTGACTCTGTAGCAACAGTAGTGAAATCTGTAAGCGATGTAGCCAAGAGTGCAGATTCATTTACTCCACCACAAGGGGTGCAACAAGCAGCCAAACGTGCTTTGGAATGGATGGCTGACGGCAAAGCAGGAGTTGGATTTACTTCAGTTGGTAGAAAACGTGCTTCAGACCTCGCTAATGGTCACGCTGTTTCCGAGGTAACGCTACGCCGTATGAAGGCATACTTTGACCGCCACCAAGTCGATAAAGAAACACCACATTGGAACGAACCAAGTCCGGGCAAGGTTGCTTGGTACGCATGGGGTGGAGATGCTGGCTACTCATGGGCAAAGAAAATGGTTGCCCACTTCAACAGCCAAGATGAGGTGAAAAAAGGCGATGTTGCAGGACATGATTTTCACGGGAACCAATGGGTTGCCAGTACTCGTTCTGGTGAAATCCAACAACTACTTCACACAGGTGCGGATGGGGGAAAACCATTCTCCGCCGTTACATTAAAACGTGTGAGTGAGAAGGCTTTAGGTCTTAGTGAAAAACACGCTAACTGGGCAGCCAAACTTGCTCAAAAACCAGAACAAACCCCAGAAACAAAGACAGCAATAACCAAGCACCTCGAAGCATCTGCCAAGTGGGGCAGGGCAGGTCGCTTAACAAAAGCATTTGCTGAACAAAAAATAAACGGTGTGTTTTTTAACAACCCTATTTCTCAAGAACGAGTTGACTACACGGTTAATACCGCCCATGAAGCAAGCATTAGCGCAGACAAAGCAACTGCTGAAATGCCTCAATACAAAATTAAAAAGGGAGACGTTGCAGGACACCCTTTTCATGGAAATCAATACGAAAATGGTGAGAGTGGCAAAAGCCCATCTGCAAATGTCACAGTAACAGAAACACCAAACGGAAAAATATACACGGTTGGCAGGGGCGGTCTAGTTGTTTACCGTGGAGTAAGTGGATTGTCTGGTGTAAAGGCTACGCAGAACGGCGAAATGGGTCACGGATTTTTTGGGCGAGCAATTTACACAACCACAAGTTTTGAGGGCGCTCAATTTTATGCGAAATCATCTGCAAACAACCCAGATAAATATGGAAAATTCGCAGAGGGTGGAAACGGAGCCGTCCTTCGTGGGGTAATCAAAGAAGGAACGACCCTCTTAGACCCCAATGACCAGCCAGACACCTACAGTTCCGAAGGAGAAAAGTACAGTGGGCCAAATGGTGGTGGAACTGCAAGATGGGCTTCAGACCAAGGTGCAAGTGGCGTAGTTTTAACCGTAAGGGGTGACAATGAGCATCCTGAAGATTGGTATTTAATCACCGACCCATCAAAAATTCAATGGGAAAGTGAGCCCGTTGTCCAAAAAGGCGATGTTTCTGGGCACGGTTTCCACGGAAATCAATGGACTGGTGGAATCGGTGGCGTACCAAATTCCAATGCCACATGGAATGGCACACAAGAAGGCTACGCACAAGCAAAGGCGTTACTAGCCCGTAAGACGTTGCCACGAATGAAGGTTCCAATTCCAAAGGGTTGGTCTAAGAGTGAGTCTGGTGGAAAGATTTACTTCACAAAAGGAACCAATACCGCCATATTCTCCAAGGGCGCAAAAGGTTGGACTCCCGGCGAACGTCTTTCAACCGCCGCTATGAACGCAATAGATAAATACGGTGAAGGTAAGACTCTTGACTTCACCCATGCCAACGATGCTGACCGTGCTACTGGTGCTTGGGTTAATCCTGCCAACCCCAACACAATCCAAATGGGTAAATGGTCTACTGCTGCCGCAGATACTTATTGGCGCTCTGGTGAAATCGCAGGTATGAAAGATGCTTCAGACGAGGTAAAGAATTTCTTTATCAACAACATGGCGCAAGGTTTTCCTGATGGCACCCAAAAGGAATTGTCCCCAGACGACCTACAGAAGGCGTGGTCGGTTTCTGACCTTATTGCCAGCCCAGAACAAAGCGTTGAGTCCACGGTTGTTCACGAACTAGGTCACTCCAACTTCTTTGCTGCTGGAAACCACATTGACCAGATTTATTCCGCCCTCGACAAGACCGGTCAAGAACTAGGTGTGACAACACCAGACTGGAATAAGATAACAGACTCTTCTATAAAACTTTACGTTGGCAGAAATGTTCCTTACGGAATGTCAACGCCTGATGGAAACATTCTTAGAGCCGACCTTCCTTCGTATCTATCTAGTAAAGGCTGGGGAAGCACCCCATTACTTCCCTCCGCTCAGAGCGTCATTAACTCTTTGGGTAGCACTAGGTACGGTTCCACCACCCTTCAAGAAACTGTTGCAGAGGCATACTCAGCCTTTCAAATGCCAATTATTCCTGACACTCCATTGGTCACAAACATTGCTCAAGCACTTGGCTGGACAAAGATTACCAAGTCTGCTAAACTAGGGTTTATGACAAAGAGTGAGGGCGAAACGCCCAACACACAACCAATGGGATACATGGCTGACGGTATTCTCGGTCCACAATGGATTGAGGGCGACAAGTGGATGGACGCTGATGGCAACTGGCACGAAATTGACACCTCTGAGCCTAACGATTTCTTGTGGCTGATTTTAGAGAAGGCAAACCTTAAAAACCCTGAATAATCAGGATAAATAGACAGGTACTTGATTAAAGGTTCACCATCAGGTAACCTTGTATATCCCCCAATGGGTTTACCAAAGGAGGCGTTGTGTCCAACAATGTCAGCGTTAAAAGAATTATGTCCTGTCCCTCGTTAATGGACGGTCAGTGAGAGGTGTAGTGCGAGGTGCAAGTATTATCCTCGCCTCCACCATTGGGTTGTTCACCAACAGTCCAACAACCCCAGCCGCAATCACAGCACCTACGGTCACGTCCTCAACGGTTCTAACTACCGCCGAGCAGAACCTTCTGACCTCGTACTCTGATTCGCAACCTACTAGTGCGCCAGTAGTTCCAACGACTTTTCAACCAGTAGTGAAGGGTCACATCGCACCACCTAATATCGTGACTGCACAACCACACGCATTGACAAGTGGTGGAAACTACACAGTAGGAAATCCTTTGTACTGGACTTGGAGAACTGACCCAACGGCTTACGAGCCAACGGCAGACGACCCAATCCATACTTTGCCACTATCGGTTCAAGCCGTATTTGCTTGTATCCGTTATACGGAAAGTCGTAATCACCCTAAGTCGGTAAACGTGACAAGTGGGGCGCAAGGTCTTTATCAGTTCCTACCGTACCTATGGACATACGGCGCAACGGCATTGGGTATTAAAGCACCAACGGCTATGGTTGCAACGCCACAAGAACAATCAGCAGTTGCGGTTTGGTTCTATAACCGTAATAATGGCTTCTATCCTGAATGGACAGACGGCTGTAACTAGTTTTCGCTACTATCTACTAGACCTTCAACTTCTACACTCACAACAACATGACTACTTTTACTTGCATTTGCTCGTAAAGCATTTTTGATGTCACGCTCTGTCCAATTTTCTTCGTAAGCAGACATAGGCTCAAACAACATCGCTTTTATTTCTTTTGTCATTAGCCACCAGCCTTTCCATAATCCACTCAACAACTGGAACAGCAACGGCATTACCCATTTGCTTGTAACGGTGAGTATCGGCTTGTCCTTCAGTCCAACCGTCAGGGAAGCCTTGAAGCCTCTCACACTCCGTTGGCGTAAGACGGCGGACAATAGAAGTTGCTTGGTGAACAGCCTCGTCACGCTGATTCTGTGTGAAGGCTACGGCGTGGTGGTCAACGGTATTGATGGTGAACATAGGGTCGCCCTCTTGACCTACTCCTGTGCCATTTTGGTTCTTGTTATTCAACTCTCTCCCATCGGCAATCGGGTAGCAAACAAGTGGCATATTTCCACCACCTGTACCCATTCGTGCCTGAAGTGTATTAACAAGCGTGTCTTGAATTCGTATGTCGGCTACTCGGTTGCCGTAAAAGACAATGCTCTCCTCAGTCATTTTCGCTAACTACAACGTTCTCAGTTCCCCTTTTGTGCTGGGTGGCATTGAGAGTCTTTAGTTCGTTTTCTGAGTACTTGGCAAATCCTGTTTCTCCGAAGACTGTGCTACTTGAAGCAACGCCTTCTCCAGTGCTGATGGAAGCGTCTTTTCTCTTTTTGTTGCTCGTCGCAGAATCCCCTGACAAGCCTTCGCTGAGAGCGAGTATTTCGCTAGGTGTTCCCCCGTTGTCTCCAAGACTTGCGACAATGAACACTCTACGGCGGCGCTGGGCGACTCCGAAGTTTTGAGCGTCAAGAATCCTGTAAGCGACCCCGTACCTCCGCTCAACCAACGCCCCAAGGACGGTTCCAAAATCCCTTCCTCCGTTGGATGACAAAAGACCGGGTACGTTTTCGAGGACAAGGTATTGAGGTGAAAGTTCGTCCACGAGTCTAATAATTTCCCAATATAAGCCGGAGCGTTTTCCGGTAAGACCGGCACGTTTGCCAGCCACCGAGAGGTCTTGGCAGGGGAAACCACCGGTAATGATTCCTCTGCTTGGAATAAAGCCTGCTGCTCTGAGTTCATCGCCTGTAACCTCCGTTACGTCAGTGAAATGTTGTGAATTAGGGAAACGCTTTTCCAAAACGCTACGGGCGGATTTATCCACCTCAACCGTGGCAACAACGTTAATGCCGTTGCGCTCCATTGCAAGGTCGAAACCACCAACACCAGCAAATAGGCTGACGGCTGTTAGGTCTGTCTGCTTTTCCATTGAGTTAGAAGATACCAGATGTGAAGCATAAAAGTAGTGAAATAATCTTGTAAATACACTGGCATTAGTAGTAACAAAAATGCTAACTTTACGTTTATGCCAA